GTCGAGCGGTGCGAGCAGGTGGGGAAAGGGGGTCGTCATGATGAGTCTGCCGGTAAGCGATGGGTGTCATCGTAGGCGCGCGCCGCCTTGAACGTGAGGGGGCAAACAGCCATAATGCTTGTCATTTCCGGCCAAACCGACATGACCTCCCCGTCACGCAAGGATCACCTCGGGCTCCGCCGGCCGACGATTCCGGTCGCCTATACGCGCCTGCTGCTGCAGGCGCTGGCCGCACGCGGCGTCGATCTGGCCGCGGTGCGCGCCGGCACCGGGCTGCGCGACGCGGTGTTGGCCGAACCGGACGCACGCGTCGCGCCGTCGCAATGGGGCCGGCTCGTGCTCAACGCGATCGAGATCGGCGGCGATCCGGGCATCGGGCTCGCGTTCGGGCTGCTGCTGAAGCCGACCGTGCACGGCTTCCTGTGGGGAGGTGCTCGATTTGACACGGCGAGAACCAGTGCTCCAAATCAGCCCGAACGCCCGTCATACAAGGCGTTGGGCGATTTCAGCGGACGCGGCGATGCGCGAAGGGTTCTGCCAGAAATGACCGCGAAATGCGCGGATTTCGCAAAGATTTTGACACCGGAGTAGGCCGGAAATGGAAGTTATCCACATCCCTACATCTGACGGCCAGCCCAGACCACTCGGCCGATGATCTCGAAGTCCGACGGCGGCTGCGCCATATTGACCTCGAATGGCTCGTATGCCGTGTTTGCGCTGCTTACCTTGAGAATGCCACCCGGCAGTCGTTGCAGCGTTTTGACGATCACGTCTCCATCAATCCGCAGCACGTAAAGCCCGGCGGAACCCGTCGTCTGGCTCCGATCGATGAGGATCACGTCCCTATCGTTCAATACCCCCTGAAGCGAATCCCCTTTTACCGATAGCACGGACAGGTCCGTCGGACACGCGTGTAAATAGTTCTCGATCCAGTACCGACGAAACGCCATCGTGTGCTTGGGCGCTTCGTCAGTGACCGCTTGGCCGTGTCCGGCTGCTGCTTTGACGTTGTACCGGGGAATAAAGACAAATTCGGATACGTCCACCGGGTTTCCGAGTGTGTCCTGAACCTCGGCCGCTTGTGGGGCTGCGCCGGGGAGCGTTCTCGCATTGCCGCCGCTCGTAGCCGGAGCCGTATCCCCGAACGCCACCCAGTCCAATCCCGCGCCTACCGCTCGCGCGAGATTTGCGATGACTTCGAACGGGGGCTTGCTCTCCCCCTTAATGTACCGGCGCAACATCACCGCCGAAACGCCGGCAACCGCCGCCGCAGCTTCCCGGTCGCCGATCCTGCGGCAAAGCTCATCGATCCGGTTTTCGATTCCGGGAGCAAGAAACGAAACCGACACATCTGTTCGGTCATCGGCTTTCGATTCCGTCATAGGTCATTGATCCGAAAAGTAAATTTCGGTCGAAGCGACAATTTGTGTCGCACACCAACCGAAAAAGAAACGAAACTTTCGACGTGCCGCAAATTTTCGATTGCACAGTCGAAACAATCTGATTAATATGTGCTCACATGTTTAGCGAAGGCGATGAGCACATGAGCACATCTGATACCTCAAAAAAAGCCGCCGAAGATTGGGACAAGGCGGACATCAAGCATGCCCTTGAAAAAAAGGGCTGGAACATTAGGCGGCTGGCGAACGCATGCGGCTACAGCAACTCAAGTGCGCTTCGTAAGGCGTTCGACAGTTCATATCCGAAGGCCGAACGCATCATCGCGAACGCAATCGGAGTCGAGCCCGAAACTATCTGGCCGAGCCGATACGAGAAACGCAATTTTACGCCCGTTTTGTCACCGTCATCTCCTGTTTGTGTGCCACGAAATGTGCGGTCCCCCTTTGTGGCGATGGATTGAATCGTATCCGCCCCGAATCTGGCGCGCTACGGGCGCAATTCTCGATCTAGAGATCATGACGATGAGAAAACGGACCTGGAAATCCCTGCACGCGACGAGCCTGAGCGAGGCTTTCGAGCTGTGCGTTGAACATGCTGACGAACAGCGCCGCCCGGCGAAGGTGCTGGCCGATCTAATGGGCGTCGAAGTGAAAACGCTGTATCGCTGGCTCGCCGATACATCGATGCCGCTGAACCGTGTGCGTCAATTCGAAGAGTTCTGCGGCGCGCGCTTCGTCAGCGAATACCTGTGCATCGCGGACGGCCGTCGCGTCGTCATCGAAATCCCGACCGGCCGCCGCCCCCGCGTCACTGATCTGGCGTCACTGCAATCTGCGTTCGCCGACGCGGCTGCCGTGCTGTGCCGCTATTACGAATCCGGCCATGAACAGGCGGAAGCGGTCACGGCGCTTACTCATGCGATGACGCAAGCCGGTTACCACCGCGAGAACGTCGCGAAGGATCGCGCCCCCGAGCTGCGGTTCGATGCAGCGGAGGCCGAGTGATGCAGATCGTCGTCAAATCGCACTACACCGCCCCTGAACTGGCGATGCTCGGTCTGCCTGGCGTCCCGACCACCGAACAGGGCGTGCGCTACAGCGCCACCAGGGAAAAGTGGGCTGCACGTCGTCGCACAAAGGGCAAGGACCTGGAGTACGCGCTCGATAGCCTGCCTGCTGAAGCACAAGCGGCGATTCGTCACCGCGCGTCGGCAGCGCTCGTCACGTCCGTCCCCGCGCAGCCGGCTAAGGCCGTCATCCGCCGCGAGCAGCAACTGCAACTCGTCGAGACGGACGCGCAGCGCCTGCGCGCCGATGCGCGCAAGGGCATTTTGTCGATGCTCGACCGCATCATGGCGCAGTGCCGTGTCTCGCGCGAAGCGGCGATGCACACGCTGCTCACCCAAGCCCGCCTCGGCACGCTCGATGACCACCTGACGGCCATGCTTCGCGCGGCCAAGGATGCACGCGGCCGCAAAGGCGACGAATTCCCGAGCATCCGCACGCTGAAGCGCTATCTCGGCCTCGCGAAACAGGGTTCACTCGCGCCGAAGATTCCGAAATCGAGCTTCGTGATTCCCGAGTGGGCGAAGCTGTTCCTCGAACACTATCAGCAGCCACAAAAGCCATCGGTCGAGCAAGCCTATCGTGACTTCACGACGGCATGCGCGGCGCGACGCGTCGCTTACGACGTGCCGAGCGTTCACCAAGTCCGCCGATTCCTCGACAAGCTCGGCAGCGTGACGTTGCAGACCGGGCGCATGGGATCGCGCGAGCTGAAAACGATGCTGCCGTTTATCCGCCGCACGTTCGACAAGCTGCTGCCGAACGACATCTGGTCGGCCGACGGCCATACGTTCGACGCGGAGGTTCAGCACCCGTTGCACGGTCGGCCGTTCCGACCGGAGATCACGTCGATTATCGACGTCGCGACACGGCGCGCGGTCGGCATCTCGCTCGACCTTGCCGAATCGTCGTTCGCTGTGCTGGACGCGCTGAGTACCGCTGTACTCAAGTGCGGTGTGCCGAGCATGTTCTACGTCGACAACGGGTCCGGCTACAAGAATGCCCTGCTGAAAGACGAAGGCGTCGGCGTCCAAGGTCGCCTGGGCTTCGTCGTCACGCACTCGATTCCGTACAACTCGCAGGCGCGCGGCGTGGTCGAGCGCCTTCACCAGACGTTGTGGGTCGCCGCCGCGAAGAAGCTGCCGTCGTACATGGGCGCGGACATGGACCGCCAGGCCAAGCACGTGATGTTCAAGATCACGCGTGATGCGCTCAAGCACGGCGGCACGATGTCGCTGATGGGATGGGACACGTTCATCCAGTTTTGCCAGGAACAGGTCGACGCGTACAACGATCGTCCCCATAGCACGCTACCCGTCATCCGCGATCCGGACACCGGCAAACGGCGACACATGTCGCCCAATGAAGCTTGGGCGGCGCATGTTGCGCAAGGTTGGCAGGCCGACACGCTCGACGAACACGATGCACGCATGGTGTTCCGCCCGCGTATCAAGCGCACCGTGGCGCGCGGCGAGGTTCGGTTCCTCAATCACCGGTATTCGAATCCGCAGGCGCTGCTCGAATTCCACGACGAAGAGGTCCAGGTCGCCTACGACATCAACGACGCGCGGTTCGTGTGGATCTACGCGCTCGACGGTCGCTACATCTGCCAGGCCGAAGCCGGCGCGAACGAACGGGATTACATGCCGCAGTCCGCAGTCGAGCAAGCCCGCGAGAAACGTGCAGATGCACGTGTGAACCGGAAGCTCGCGCAGATCGACGAGATCGAGGCGGAACGTCGAGGGCAACGCGCGCTGACGCTAGAAACGCCCGAGGTCATCACGATCCCAGGGTTTGGCGACATCACGCGCGACGCGCTGAGTCGGCGCTTTGTCGACGTCGAGTCAGTGATCGACATGGAACCGGCCGCGCCCATCGCAGTTGAACCGCAGTCGGAACCGGGAGCCTTCACTCAAACCGCGACCGTCTTTCAGCTTCCGGAGACGCCTGAGCAGCGATTTGCCCGTTGGCAGACCCTGAACGAACACATCGAAACAGGAGGCATTCCCGGCCAAGACGAATTGCAGTGGTACGGCAGATACGCGTTGAGCAAAGAATTCGCGGCGCAAAAGCGCCGCGCGGAACAGGCTGAAGAGTTGCAGCTCGCCAGCCATCAGTAAGACGAACAGGAGCAAGCATGACACAACACGAATCCACGCTCAAACCGATTGTAGGCGGCGTCGCCCAAATCACCAACCTGAACCTGTGCGACATCGCGATCGAGCGCGCTGTCTCGCGCAGCGCGAACCTGCCCGGTCTCGTTTGCTTTTACGGCCCGTCCGGCTACGGCAAGAGCATGGCCGCGAACTACGTGGCGAATGCACGCCGGGCGCGCTACGTGCAAGCGAAGTCGGTTTGGACGAAGAAGCACTTCTTGAAGGCGATTCTGTTCGAAATGGGTATCAAGCCCGGTGGCACGATTCCGGAAATGGCCGACCAGGTCGCAGAAGAACTGGCAGCGTCCGGCCGGCCGCTGATCATCGACGAGATGGATCATCTGGTCGACCGCAATGCGGTCGAGCTGGTCCGCGACCTGTACGAATCGAGTCAGGCGCCGATCCTGATGATCGGCGAGGAAGCGCTGCCGGCCAAACTCAAGAAGTGGGAGCGCATGCACGGTCGTGTGCTGGCATGGGTGCCGGCGCAGCCCGTCACGATCGACGACGCCCGTCAGCTCGCAACGCTGTACTGCCGCCACATCACGGTCGCGGACGATCTGCTCGCGCGGGTCGTCGAACTGGCACACGGCTCCGTGCGTCGCGTCTGTGTGAACCTCGAACGCATCCAGGAAGAAGCGTTGATGGCCGGCAAGGACGCGATTGACCTCGCGCAGTGGGGTAAGCGCGAGCTGTACACCGGTGAAGCGCCGAAGCGTCGCGTGTGAGGTCAACATGATCGACCATCACATCACACCCGAAGCGAATGCCGCCGCCGACGCCGGCCGCGCGATCCAGTTCATCGCTCGCGTATCCGCTGCGTCCTTCGTCGCGCTCCTGGCCGGCTTGCTGATCCCATCGAGCTGGATCGATCTGGCGACCTGGACGGTCGCCGTGCTGTGCGCTGCGCTGGCCACCCTCGCGCTCGCCGCTCTGGCTGTTGTGAAGAGAGGCAAGCATGGCTAGAAAACCGGCACACCTGGAACGAACCGGCGGCAAGGGTCCGCGCCAGCGCATATGGGAAGCCATTCGCGACCAACGCGACGACTTAACGCCACACAGCATCGTGCGGGCCGCTGATATTGATAAGGCAACCGTGCACACGTACTTGCAAGCGCTCGAACGTGGCGGCGTCATCGAGCAGCTCGGCCAGCGCCAGGCGATCGGCGAGCGGAAGCATTACCGTCTCGCCCGCGACGTCGGCGTCGAGGCACCGCGCCTCGATCGGAAGGGCCAGCCCGTTGTGCAGTCGCGGGGTAACGAAAACATGTGGCGCACGATGCGCATCATGGGCGACTTCACGCCCCGCGAGCTGGCTTTGCGTGCATCGACGCAGGACATCGCGATCAGCGATGCGACGGCGCAGTCCTACGTCAAGTGCTTGTCGCACGCCGGATACCTGACGATCGTCGACCCGGGGCACGCCTACATCCGTGGCAAGGGCGCGAAACAAGCGCGCTATCGCCTTATCGCCTCGAAGTACACCGGCCCGCGACCGCCAATGATCCAGCGCACGAAATCGGTCTACGACCCGAACCTTGGGAAGGTCGTATGGCAAGAGGAGCCGGACCATGACGCATGCTGATCCGGACTGGCTCGCCATGCTTCGCGAGGCCGTCGCCGCGACGTCGCAAACCGACGTGGCCAAGCTGCTCGACGTCTCACGAACAACCGTTTCGCTTGTCCTGTCGGGCAAATACCCCGGCAAAACGGATCGCGTCGCAGCCCGCGTCTTGAAGACGCTCGGACAGGTGCAGTGCACGCATACCGGGCAGCCGATCTCGCTGACGGTATGCGTGTCCTTCGCCAATCGCCGCGCCCCGATCAATAACCCGATGGAACTGAGCCACTGGCGCACGTGCCGCAACTGCCCGCTGCGCCCCGTTAAAGGAGAGTCCAAGTGATGACGAACTGTAACGCCCTCAACCCGGCCGTGCCGCCGATCAATCAGCTCATGCAGCTCACGGCGCTGCGCCTGGCAGTGACGATCGAGACGCTCACCACGCAGGGCTTCACGGTCATCGGCATCGAGTTCTCGAACGGCTCGAAGCCGACGATCCAGGTGCAGAACTGCGAAGTCTGCGCCGACATGGTCGCGAAAGGTGAAGCCACTTACTACCGCACTGGTGGCTCGGGCATCTCACGCTACCGCACCGGCCAGTTCAAGGTCGGCGAGATTCGCGTCCTGTGGACGGAGCGAGGTCACTGACATGCGCTTCCACATCATCGCCCAATCGCAAGCGGGAGAGCGCTTTCGTCGCATCGAGGTCGACGGTGAACGCGTCGACTTCCCTCAATTCAAGACCGAGTCGTTCGCCGCGCACGCGAATCCGCTGGCCAGAACCAAGGGCGAGCCTGCCTACGTGGTGTCGCACGTCGGCACGGGCATGCGCTTGGCGGGCGGCAAGACGCAAGCCGCCGCGATCTCGACTGCTCGGCAGCTCATCGCGGAGAAGTCGACCGAAGAATTCTGGCGCGCGATTGCAGCCGCTCGCCAGTTCATCAAAGCAACCCAAACCCTCGCTTGAAAGGACTCAACATGGCAACCGTAAAACAGATTCTCCAGGCCATCATCGACCACCCCGGTTGGTCCGGCGCACAGCTCGGCGAAATGCTCAACATCGACGGCAAGGAAATCCAGCCGCGCATCGACCCGTATATCCGCCAAGGCCGCGTGATTCGCGACAAAAGGGTCATGGACGGCTCGTCGCCGATCAACCTGTACTACCCGACCGACGACCTGATCCGTGAGTTCGACGGGACGAAACAGACCGTGACAAAAGCTATGCGAAATTCGCCCGCATTCATACCCGCCGATGTTGCGCCCGGTGAGTTCGTTTGTGGCTTCTCCACGGCTGGCCGCCTGACGGTTACCAAGGGACGCAAGACGATCGAGCTGACGCGCGAGGAGACGGCTCGCCTGCTCAAGTTCGTCGACTGCATCAACATCGAGGCGATCGCGGGGGCGCAGGCATGACGATCCATATCACCCAAGGTCCGACGCTGGCCAATCCGGACGCATTCGATAGCGTGCCCGAGCTGCGTCGCGAACTGCATCGTGCCAATAAAGTGCTGCTTGATTATTCCGCCGCCCTGGAACAGCGTGATGCCGTCGGCAGGGACTTCGCGGGCTTGATCAACCGCGTGTTGTTGCAGCACATCGCCGGTGACTTCCGTGGCGTTGCTGCGATCCTTGACGCGCAGCTCGAAGCCAGCCCGCGCCTTCGCGAGTCGCTTGAAGAAGCGCGCGAATCGAAGGAGCTGCGCCAAGCCGAGCAATGGCGAACTGCGCAAGGCGAAGCCTCGGAGGAAGTGCCTCCCTATAACGCTGGCGCACACGATCCCTGGGCAATGTCTGCTGATGAGCTGCGCGTCGCCGTCGACACGATGAACCGCGCCGGCATCCGGCTTTCCTCAACGCTCGATTCACTCGAAGCCGTACTGCGCGACCTCACCCGTGAAGTGTCCGTGATCGTCGTCGCACACGCCAAGGGCGGGCCGGACGATGTAGTCAAGGCCGTGAGCGAGTTCGTCGCAAAGCGCGTTGTCATCAAAGACGGTACGCCGACTAAATTTCACTGAACCACACCTACGCAATAGGGGAACACGTCATGACAAATCAAGCCATCCCGGCCGGCTATGTGCAGGACGCACGGGGCCGCCTCGTTCCTGCATCGCTCGTTGCGCCGATTGATCAGCTTCGGGATCAGACGATTACGTCGCTCGTCTCGGAAGCGAAGCGCCTTCAATCGGAGATGGCCGAATTCAAGGCGCGCGCATTCGGCGACATCGCGGCATTCGTCGAGACCAGCCACGAACAATACGGCGTCAAGGTCGGCGGTGCCAAGGGCAACATTTCGCTGATCACGTTCGATGGTCGCTACAAGATCGTGCGCCAGATCGCGGAGCGCATCCAGTTCGATGAGCGGCTGCAAGCAGCGAAGGAACTGATCGACGAGTGTCTGCGCGAGTGGACCGAAGGCAGCAACGACAAGATCAAGGTGCTGATCAACGAAGCCTTTCAGGTCGACAAGGAAGGCAATGTGAATACGGGACGCATTCTCGCGCTGCGCCGTCTCAAGATCGACGATTCGAAGTGGACACGAGCCATGCACGCGATCGTCGACAGCATCCGTGTGACGGGTAGCAAGCCGTATATCCGACTGTACGAGCGCGTCGAGGATACGGAAGAGTATCGCGCGATCAGTCTCGATCTCGCCGTGATCTGAGAGGTCCATAGCCATGTCCACCCAAGACGACACCACCTTGAGCGTCTCTGCCACCAGCCTGCGGGGCGACCTACATTTCGTCTCGTCGTCGTACCAACCGTTCATCACGATCGCCGACGATGGCAGTGTGACGATTGCCGACCACCTGACCGTCGACGAAGCGGCTCGCGAATTCTGGAACGCTGTACTGCGCCTCAACCCGATGTTGCGGCGTTCTGCAGCAGCATCGGCGGACGAGCGAGCGACGTTCGAAGCGTGGTGGATCACGGTGCGTGACGACATGATCCACAACACCGATCCGCGCCGTCACGCTGAAGCAGCTTGGTACGCCCGCGCCGCATCAGTCAACGAACCGGTATAGGAGCGAACCATGTCAAGACTCTCGCGAGAAGACATCGAGAAGATCGACGCGGAGCTGTCGTTCCCATATGGGTGTGTCGTGCTTCGTTGCGACGGCTACACGGTGACGGTCGAAGTGCAGCGGACGAAACCACGTCGATACGATCTGATGGTCTATGTGAACGGCTGGTTCCGAGGAAGCTATCTGAAGAAGGATGCGCCTGAGCATCGGTTCTATCGGCCGGTGAAGATCAGCGCCTACAAGCCGTCTGAACGCACACACATCGAGAAGCAATTCGGGAAGCGTAACGCGCGGAAGTATTTTCCCAATCTGGATAAAACCTCGACGATTTTCGCGATGACGTGGAATTCGCCGGGGTCCATGCTTCGCCATTTTGCGCGCGTCTGCGAATCGCTCGCACTGGTTTCGGTTGGCGTAGTGGTCAACACGGCGGTCGACACTGGATCGGAGGCAGCACATGTCTGACTTCGTCGTCATCCTTATCGGGATCGTGTTCCTGGTGTGTCTCTGCCGCAAGGAACTGCGGCGCTGGTGGAGGTCGTGATGCTGATCGCAAAAACAACGGTAGCGAAAATCCACATCGCAAAGCAGCAGCTCGCGATGACCGACGATGAATACCGCACGGTGCTTCGCAGTGTCGCTGGCGTTGGTTCGTCCAAAGACCTGACGCCGGAAGGCGCACACAGGCTGCTGAAACACTTCGAACGCTGCGGGTTCAAGCCGAAGCGCGATGCCGGTCGTCGGCCGAATGTTGTCCGGCCGCGCGAGGCTCAAATTCGCAAGATCGAGGCGCTGCTCGCCGACGCGGGCCGATCGTGGGATTACATCGGCGGCATGGTGAAGCGAATCTGCAAGGTCGACGCGATCGAATTCTGCGATGACGTGATGCTCGGCAAGCTCATCGCCGCGCTGCAATACGATGTGAAGCGGAGGTCGGCATGAAGTTCGACGGTGTTGAACACCTGTTGCCGGACGTCGTGAAAACGATCGTCAAACTGATCGGTTTGCCGACAACGGTGCGCCTGGTCGAACAGCTCGGCGGCACGACGTTCCCGGTTGCGATGCGCCGCTCGCGCCTGGGCGAAATCCGCTACGAGGCACTGGCCGAGATCGTCGGCCCGGACGCGGCCGATCAGCTCACCGCGCATTTCGGAGGCGACGTGTTGTACATACCGCGTTGTGTGAAAGCCATGCGCGAACTGATGTATCGCAGCATTCGCGCTGAGTTCGACGTGCTGACCCGCGACCACGCTGCGAATCACGCCGTCGCGCAGCTCGCACTTCGCTATCAGATGGCCGATCGACATGTTTGGCGCATCCTGAAGCGCGCCGACGCATCCGAACGCACCGTTCCCCAGGCGGAGCTGTTCTAGCGTTAGAATCGCGCCATGATTAAACGAAGCCCCGCCACGTGCGGGGCTTTTTGTTTGCACTGACACCGATCCACTAAGGTGCTGGCAACACGCAGCCTACAGTCGTGCCATTCAATCGGAGATGGCAATGAAGCAACAACGACTGTCCCCCGCAGGCTGCAATCTGATCGAGGATTTCGAGAGCGATCGACTCGTTGCGTACCCCGACCCCGCGACGGGTGGCGCGCCCTGGACGATTGGGCGCGGCCACACCGGACCGGACGTCTACAAGGGGCTGACGATCACGCAAGCCGTGTCCGACATGCTCTTCGCACAGGACATCCGCACACGCGGCGAGGACATCATCAACGGCCTCGATCTCGAATTGACGCAAAACCAGTTTGATGCACTGGTGTCGTTCGTGTTCAACATCGGCCCGGGCAAACCGGGAGTCAAGGACGGTCTCGTGTACCTCCGTTCCGGCGGCCCATCCACGCTGCTGCGCTTGCTGCGTGAGAAGAATTTCGCGGGAGCGGCCGATCAATTCCCGCTGTGGAATAAGGCGAACGGCAAGCCGATGGCCGGTCTGACACGTCGTCGGCTCGCCGAGCGCGCACTGTTCGTGAAGGCGGCGTGACGCGCGATGCATATCTCCGACCTCATCACGGGACACGACGGCAAGCTTTCGCACGCGAAGCTTTGGCCGAACGTCGCGGCGGCTGTCGCGACCGGCATGTTCATCTATCAGGGCTACCGGAATCAGCTCACGTTCGATACGTGGCTGATCTACCTCGGCTGCGTCGGCGGCTACTCGGCCGTCATCCAGGCGCTTGCTGCATGGCGCGGCCGTCCCTCCAAGGAGGCCGCAAATGACGGAAGCAATCAGTAAATGCGCAAGGGCGCTGGCCGGCATCGTCATCGCAGCGCTGGTCGCGCTTGCATTCGCGAAAACGTACCAGCACGGCTATAGCGTTGCGGCCGCACGTGGCGACAAGGAACTGGCCGATTACCGCGCCTCCGTCGAGCACGCGTCGGCTTCGGCCGCGAGTGATGCCTTCGGCCGGTACGCAGCCGACGTGGCACGCGCATCGGCCGCGGAATCTGGCTATCTCGCTGTCCAATCCGCCGCCACACAAACCACAGCTGCACTGAAGGAGCGAATCGACCATGTCACGCAACCTCGCCGTAGCCCGCCGGTTCCCGACTCGAAAAATGATGCACCTGTCGTTGGTTGCGTGTTCAGCCGTGGCTTTGTCCGCGTGTGGAACGACGCAGCAGGCATCGCCGACGCTGGTGATTCCCCCGTGCCGGCAAGCGCCGATCCCGCCGCCGCTGTTGTCGGTCCCGACGCCGATGCCGCCGTTGACTCCGGGGTATCACAAGCCGACGTCCTCGCCTGGTTCGTCGACTATGCCGCGCGTGCCCGAGACACCGAATCGAAACTGAAGGCGGTGAAGGCCGCACTTCCGGAGCAAGAGGACCAGCAATAGATGGATGACTTTGACCACGCGAGCGACATCGAAGAACAGTATCGCGCGCTCGCGATTGCAGCGGCAACTCGACCCGTGCACAGCGCTGCCGAATCGGAATCGTTTTGTCAGAACGAGGCATGCGGAGAACCCATTCCCGAGGAACGCCGCCGCGCGGTTTCTGGTTGCCGCTTCTGCGTCGAATGCCAGGAGCGGCGTGAGCAAATTCTGAACCGGAGGTATGCGTGCAAGTGACATTCGATCCGGCTGCAATCTTTATGGGAGTCATCACACTTCTACTCGGAGCGATCAACCTCTTCGGGGGTGTTGTGATCCGCAGCGTTGTGAAGAAGATGGAGGACAACGAAAAACGAGATGCTGGAATTCTGCGCGAGTTCGCTGCATTCCGAGAGACCGTAGCACGCGATTACGTTCCTCGAACCGAGCATCGTGAAATGCGTGACGAGTTCCGCGACGGATTGACGAGAATCGATTTGAAGCTCGCCGATATCAATAACAAGCTTGACCGAAAACAGGACAAACAATGACCGAGGATGTGAAGTCGGGCGACAGCCCCGAAATGCGGATGCTGCGCAAGATCGACGCCGGGGTCGACGAACTGAAAGACCAGATGGCCAAGGTCGAGAAACGCGCGATCAAGTACGGTGCGGCCGCAGGTGCCGGCGCGGGTGCCGTGGCTGGCGGGATCGTCGCGATGGGCATCTCGTTTGCCCGCGCGAAGCTGGGGCTGTAATCGACATGGCCTATCCGAAGGAAGTGCGCGACAAGGTGCGTCGAGCGTTCGTGTTCGACCGTCTGTCGCTCGAAGTCGCCGCGCTGAAGAGCGGCGTCAATTCGTCGACGGCTAGGCGCTGGAAGGATGACGCACGCGCGGCCGGCGACGATTGGGACAAGGCCCAGGCGGCGCAGCTCATCGCAGGCGGTGGTATCGAAGGTGCGGCCCGTCAGATGCTGGCCGGCTTGGTCACGCAATACCAGGCAACGATGGATGAACTGGACGGCGCGGAGATGAAACCGGCCGACAAGGTCGCGCTGCTCGCGAGTCTGGCCGACGCGTACAACAAGACGATCAACGCGTCGAAGCGCATCCTGCCTGAGACGAACGAACTGGCGATCGCGATGGGCGTCGTGCAGCGTCTGGCCACGTTCATCAAGGATCGGTATCCGGAGCACGTCGGTGCGTTCGCTGACGTCCTCGGCCCGTTCGGCGAAGAGCTGGCCACCGCTTACGGTTGAGGTAACGACATGCTGGTCAAACTAACCCGCGACAACGCGGTGAATCCCGTTCACGTCGTGAGCGCCCATATCGAACACCGCGAACGTGATACTCGCCTCGTTGTCGAGATGGTCACTGGCACCGTGGCCTACGTGACGCACAACCTGTATGACGGCGTCGACGTGTACAAGGTCCATCAGGCGCTTGTAGACGCGAAGGCGGATTGAGATGGTCCAGAAGTTCACCGAGAAGGATTTCCACAAGGAAATCGCGGAGCTGCAAGCGGAGTTGCGGCGTGACATCGAGGCCCATGCAACGGGCCTCGATCCGTCGCCGGCCGCTCGCCTGGAACGCCGTCGACGTGTGCTCGTCGACGGCGATTACCAGTTCTTCGCGTACACGTATTTCCCGCATCACATTCGCGGCACGCCGTCGTTGTTCCAGGCGCACTTCTGCGGGCGATTTCCGAAGCTGCTGCGCCAGCTCGGCGGCACGCGCGAGTGGTGGGTCGCGCCACGCGGCGAGGCGAAGTCGTCCATGTGCACGAAGATCGGCCCTGTCTACATCATCGTGCAAGGTCTGTTACAGCGTGAGGAAATCCGGCGTGAGGTCGGATGGATGGACGCGCTCCCCGCGTTCCTCGACTACATCATCCTGCTCGGTGCCGAAACGTCGCTGCCGACCAAGCTGCTCGAAGTGGTTAAAACGGAGCTGACCGCTAACGCGGCGCTTCAGCTCGATTTCCCGGAAGTGTGTGGAAAGAGCCCGACGTGGCGGGTCGGCGAGATCGTCACGAAGAACGGCGTCAAGGTGGAACCGTTCGGTGCCGAACAGGCGATTCGCGGCACGTTCCACGGCGCAAGCCGGCCGAAGGTGCTGATGGGCGATGACCTGATCACCGACGCCGAAGCGAAGAGTCCGACCGAGCGCCAGAACCGGTGGACGTGGCTGGAAAAGGCCATCGACTACCTCGGCCCACCGGACGGCAGCGTGAAGTACATCGGCGTCGGCACGGTGCTCGACAAGGATGACCCGATCTCCCGCGCGAAGCGCACGATCGGCCACGTCGTCCATCACTTCCGCGCGATCGCGCAGATGCCGAAGAACATGGATTTGTGGCAGCAGTGCGAAGCGCTGATGCTCAACGACGACAAGCCGGCGATCGAAGCGGCCGCGCAGCGCGGCGAGGCGATCGCCGACACCGAGCTGCCGTCGTACCGGTTCTACCTGGAGCACCAGGCCGAGATGGACGCTGGCGCCGTCACGTCCTGGCCGTCCGTGCGCACGCTGTTTTACCTGATGCGGCAGCGCGCGAAGTCGCCGCGCGCATTCGCGACGGAAATGCAGGGTGATCCACGTACCGAAGAAGACAAGGTCTTCGGCCACATCACGTTTTGGGTGCAGCGCCTGCAATCCTGGTTGATGTTCGGCGCGTGCGACCCCTCGATGGGGAAAGATCGGAAGTCGGACCCGTCCGCGATTCTGGTCGGTGGTCTCGACACCGTCAGCCGGAAGCTGCACGTCATCCACGCGGAGATCAAACGCCGCGTGCCGTCCAAGTTGGAAGCGGACCTGATCGCCGTTCAGCGGGAGTATCGCTGCCGTGCATTCGGCTTCGAAAACAACAATGCCTACGAGTGGGCGCGGCAGGATTTGCTGAAGTCCAGTCTTCGTGCCGGCGTGCCGCTTCCGCTTGTCGGCGTCACCGCGTCTATTGCGCCCGAGGTGCGAATCGACTCTCTGGAACCGTTCATCACGGATCGTATCTCGCCGTCGATTCTCTTCCACGCTGCGTTGACGACGTTATTGGCCGAACTGGACGAATGGCCGGAGCCGCAGGGACATCACCACTTCGACGGCCTGACCGCACTGCACATCCTTTGGATGATCGCGCAGTCGCGCGGCTATGGCATCACGGATGGGTACGAGCCGGTCGCGTCACGGCCTATCGAACGCGGTTCGGACCAACCGGACGACGACTACGACTATCCGCAGTCAAGCCGGCGCGGGTTTTGAGGAAACGAAAGATGGCACAAATTCTTGATATGTACGGACAGCCGATCCAGCGCGAGGTGCTGTCCGAGCCGCAGACGTCGAAGCTCGGCTGGATCACGCGCGATTTTGCACAGCATCCGTCGCGCGGCCTGACGCCGAAGAAGCTGCACTCGATTCTGGAAGCGGCCGAGTATGGCGACCTGATGGCGCAGTCCGATCTGTTCACCGACATGGAAGAGCGTGACGCGCATCTGTTCGCCGACATGAGCAAGCGTAAGCGCGCACTGCTGACGCTCGACTGGAACATTGTTGCGCCGGCTAACGCCAGCGCCGAAGAGAAGAAGCAAGCCGCGCAGTTGGAGGAATGGTTCACCGACTTCGCCAATCTCGACGACGTGCTGTTCGACCAGATGGACGCGGTCGGTCACGGCTTCTCGGCTCAGGAGATCGAGTGGCACCAGGTCGAGAAGGTGTGGCTCCCGAAAACGCTCACCCACCGGCCGCAACGATGGTTTCGCACGCCGCTGTACGACGGCAACGATTTGCGTTTGCGTGACAATTCGTCCGATGGCGCGCCGCTCTGGCCGTTCGGGTGGCTGGTCCACAAACACCGTGCGAAGAGCGGCTACCTGACCCGCGCTGGCCTGCATCGTGTCCTGGCGTGGCCGTACCTGTTCAAAACGTACGCCGTGTCGGACCTGGCCGAGTTCCTCGAAATCTACGGCCTGCCGCTGCGCGTCGGCAAGTATCCGCCGGGTTCGACGAAGGAAGAGAAAGCGACACTGCTGCGCGCAGTGGCCGAGATCGGCCACAACGCGGCCGGCATCATCCCCGAAGGGATGATGATCGAATTCCAGGAAGCGGCGGACGGCACGAAAGACCCGTTCGAGGCCATGATCGCCTGGTGCGAGAAGAGCGTGTCGAAGGCGATCCTCGGCGGCACGCTGACTTCGCAGGCTGACGGCAAGACGTCGACGAACGCGCTCGGAAAGACGCACAACGAAGTGCGGCGGGATCTGTTGACGTCTGACGCGCGCCAGGCGCAACGTACCCTCACGAACCTCTGCTACATGCTGTCGGCGCTGAACTTCGGCGCGTCCGATCCGCGCCGCTGCCCGCGCTTCGAGTTCGATACGCGCGATGCCGAAGACTTGGCCCTGTACGCCGACGCACTGCCGAAGCTGGTCGGTGCCGGCGTCAAGGTGCCACGCCAGTGGGCGCAGGACAAGCTGATGATCCCCGAGCCGAAGGATGGCGAGGACATCCTGTCGGTGCCGAAGCCGCAGATGGCGCTCCCGCCCGCTGAACGACCGGACGAGCAGCCGCGCACCGCGAAGATGCGCTATCGCGCCGTGCTGCGCAACGCGGCCGGCGAGATTGTCTATCCCGACCAGGACGAGCTGGACCAAACGGTCGCAACGCTGCCGGCCGACGAGATCACGGACGCGTTGCGCGCGACGATCGGGCCGGCGATTGCCGCGCTGCGCCGAGGCGCGACTCCGGATGAAGCAATCGAGATGCTGCTCGAAGCGCAGCCCGAGATGGACGACACGGCGATGCAGGAGCTGCTCGCGCGGTGCATCTTCGTTGCCGATGTGTGGGGGCGGCTGAATGGCGATTGATCTCGGCTACGCGATCGGCCTCGAACCGGAGAAGGCTATCGCCTACTTCGAATCGAAGGGCTACAAGATCGGTTTCCGCTGGCAAGACGTCGCCGCCGAGGCGCATGCCAAGGCGTTCACGGTCGCGGGCGTGATGAAGGTCGACGTGCTCCAGGATATCCGCCAGGCGCTCACGACGTCGTTAAAGAAAGGCACGACGTTCGACGAGTTTAAACGGCAGCTCTCGCCGGTCCTGGAAAAGAAAGGCTGGCTCGGCCAGGGCATGATCGTCGACCAGGACACCGGCGAGATCGAAGGCAAGCGCCTGACGCCCCGCCGTTTGCAGACGATCTTCCAGACGAACATGCAATCGGCCTACATGGCCGGCCGCTACGCCGCGCAGCTCGAACAGGTCGACACGCATCCGTATTGGGAGTACGTCGCCGTCCTGGACAGCCGGACGCGCCCCGCGCACCGGGCGCTGGCCGGCGCGATCTACCGATACGACGATCCGTTCTGGCAGACGTTCTACCCGCCCAATGGCTACAAGTGCCGCTGCCGCGTGCGCACCCGCACGCGCGCGTATGTCGAGCAGAACGGTATTCCCGTACGCAACAGCGACGGCGACCTGGTCGAGGTCGAGATTGTCGACCGATCCGGTGCGAAGCAGCCGGCGCTCGCTTACAAAGACCCTGCCACGGGACAGAAGCTACTGCCGGACCCGGGCTTCAGCTCGAACCCCGGCGCGCAGTGGATGAAGCCGTTTACGCCTCCGCCGGCCGACAGCCTGCCGCGCACCTTTCCGTCCGGCATCGAGCTGCCGACATTGCCGACGCCGACCCCGGTGCCGGCGTCGAGCTTGTTGCCGGCTGGCCGCGCGCCCGAACAGTACGCGCAGGCGTTTCTTCGGGAGTTCGGTCTGAAGCCCGGTCAATCGAAGATCTTCGAGGATGCCACGCGTTCGGCCGTCACGATCTCAGACGATCTGTTCAAGGCTGGCGACGGGAGCTGGAAGGCGGACAAGGATGGACGCGGTGCGTATATGTCGCTGCTCGCCCGGGCGATCCAGGAACCCGACGAGATATGGCTGCGCTGGGAAGAGAGCCGCGCGAAGCCTGGCACGTGGCTGCTCAAGCGGCGCTACATCAAGTCCTGGTTGATCGACGGTCAGGACGGTGCGCAGTACGGTTTGAGCGTGTTCGAGCTGGGCCAGGACAACTGGACCGGGTCGACGGCCATGATGGCGAACATCGAGCGCGGCGAGGAAGCGCGCCGTCGGTATATAGAAAAGCAGCGTGACGGCTTTCTGGCGTACCGGAAATAGAACGGCCCGCGACGCCGACTCGTCGCGGGCCACCGTGCAGTTCCTTTGGTCGCGTCAGTCGGGAGCTTGTGCGACTGCAATCGGTATATACAGAGTATAGCCCATGATCGTAGAAATCGAGATCGACGACTCCCGGTACGCGGCGACCATGGCCCGCGTGCGCGCACTGATGCAGGACGCGTCGCCCGTGACGGCGCTGATCGCCGGGCCAATGGCCGACGCCGTCGAAGAGAACTTCGCGCAACAAGGCCGGCCGAAATGGCTCGGCCTGAGTCCGAAGACCCTCAAGCGCCGTCGTGAAGAGGCCGGCACCGGCAAGATTCTGCAACGTTCGGGTCGGCTCGCATCCAGCATCACGCCGGCACACGACGCGACGACGGCCCGTGTCGGCACTAACGTTGTATACGCGGCGATTCACCAGTTCGGCGGCACGATCCAACGTCATCCCATGTCGGGCTACGTTAGATTGCGCAAGGATCGCAATGGCATGATCATGCGCCAGGCGGACCATCCGCACCTGGCCGTGTTCGCGAAGAACAGCCACAAGCGGGTCAAGATCGTGAAGTGGACCCGCAGCCAGGGCTGGACGATCAAGATTCCGGCGCGGCCGTTCTTTGCGCTGACCGAGTCCGACAATATCGGGATCGAGTCAGAGGTCACCACCTACCTGCGCCGCCTGTTTGATCAGTAACCCGCTCGCCCGATTTGAGCGGTTTTCAGGGGCCGGATAGGCGCAGATAGCCAGATGGGGGCGTGAGGGCCGTTAAACCCCCGTTAAAATCGGTCCTAGCGGCATTCACTTCCCACCACTCCCCCCGCACGAGTCAACCGGTGTGTTCCCAGTGACACCGGTCCCGTTATTTTTCCCCCGGCCGGTCGCCAACATGGCGGCATGGCTATCTTCTTCATCGCGGCGCTTTCAGCGCAAATCCAGTCGACCGGCACGGCACTCAAGCTGCTGCCGGCTGGCGAGTTCCGTGCACGTGACGGCCGACCGACCGAATGCGCCGCGTGGCGGCTCGACGCGGCCGGCGCGGAACGTCTGATCGCGGCGGCAAACGCCCGGCAGACCCGCTATGTGATCGATTACGAGCACCAGACGCTCAATTCGGCGAAGAACGGCCAACCCGCGCCGGCCGCGGCCTGGTTCAAGACGCTGGAATGGCGCGAAGGCGACGGCCTGTACGCGACCGACGTCCAATGGACCGCCCGCGCGTCCGCAATGATCGACGCGGACGAATACGCCTACATCTCTCCTGTGTTCGCCTTCGATAAGGCGGGCAACGTGATCGCGCTCTTCAACGCGGCACTGACAAACGACCCCGCGCTTGACTGTCTCGACGAGGTGCAGCTCACCGCTGCGTGCTCGGCAATGTCCGGCGCGATCGATCCTGCCGCGCACGCGGCGCTTTCCACTGTCCCACCTACCGAGGTTCCTAACATGAATGAACTCCTGGAACGGCTGCAATGGCTGCTGAATATGCCGGTCGGCGCGACCGCTGAAGAGATCGTCGCCCAGCTCAACAAGCTGATCGACACGTTGTCCGGCGGCGAAGGCACCGCCGCTGCCAGCGTGAACCTGCCCGTCCTGCTTGAATCGCAACGCGCGCAGATCGCGACGCTGTCGGCCAACCAGGTCGACCCGGCGCGCTTCGTGCCGATTTCGGTGATGACCGACCTGCGCGCGCAGCTCGACGCGGCCAACGCAAAGCTCACCGGCAACGAAGTCGAGGAACTGGTGACGGCCGCGCTGAAAAACGGCCGGCTGCTGCCAGCTCAGGAGAGCTGGGCGCGCGACCTCGGCAAGAGCAACGTCGCCGCGCTGAAACAGTTCATCGCGACCGCACAGCCGATTCAGGCGCTCGGCGGCACGCAGACCGGCGGCAATCCGCCGGCCGGCGACCAATCCGGCGCACCCGCGCTCGCCGAAGCAGACCTCGCTGTGTGTAAAGCGCTCGGCCTCGACCCGGCGACGTACAAGACGTCGCAGCCGACCGCCTGACGGTAGCGCGGCAACTCGTTTCACTTCCATCAGCAACGCGTTTTCACTTCCACCAGGAGATTCACATGGCTGCATTGACCGCCGACCGCGACACCGTTGCCCGGGCCGGCCTGCTGTTCAGCTACCCGGCCAAGGGCGGTGTGCTGTTCTTCACCGGCGCGATCGCCGCGATCGATACGGCGACCGGCCTCGCGACCAAAGGCGCTGAATCCACCACGCTCAAGGGCGCCGGCATCGTCCAAGAGCAGATCGACAACACGGCCGGCGCAGACGGTGCCGCGAACGTGACGATCCGGCGCGGCCAGTGGCGTGTCGCCAATTCGGCCGGCGCGGACCAGCTCACGCTGAAGGACGTCGGCATGCCCGCGTACATCGTCGACGATCAGACCGTCGCGAAAACGGACGGCGGTGGCAAGCGTTCGGTCGCCGGCACCGTGGTCGACATCGACCCGGCCGGCGTCTGGATCGCGTTTTAACGCGGCCCGCCACACCTCTCGACCACTCCATAAGGAAAGCACATGGAAATCAATCGCGCCAATTTGCGCGCCCTGTTCACGGGATACAACACCGTATTCCAGCAAGCCTTCGACGGCGCAGCGTCCGACTGGAACAAGGTCGCAATGCCCGTGCCGTCGACAACGTCGCAGGAAGTCTATCCGTGGCTCGGACAGACGACGCGGTTCCGCGAATGGATCGGCGATCGCGTGATCCAGAACCTGACCACGCACGACTTCACGATCAAGAACAAGCCGTTCGAGAACACGGTCGGCGTCGACCGTGATGCGATCTCGGATGACACCTACGGCGTCTACAAGCCGGTGATCGCGCAGATGGGGCTGGACGCGAAACAGCATCCCGACGAGCTGGTGTTCAACCTGCTCAAGCAAGGCACGACGAAGACCTGCTACGACGGCCAGTACTTCTTCGATACCGATCACCCGGTGTTGCAGGAAAACGGCCAGATTGGGTCGGTCTCGAACTTTCAGGCCGGCACCGGCCCGACCTGGTATCTGCTCGACATGACGCGTGTCGTCAAGCCGATCATCTTGCAACAGCGCAAGCCGTACACGTTCGTGCCGATGGACCAGGAAACCGACGAGATCGTGTTCACCGCGAAGACGTTCCGCTACGGCGTCGACGCGCGCTGCAATGTCGGCTTCGCGCTCTGGCAACTCGCATATGCGTCGAATGCCGAGCTGAACGAGGACAGCTACCAGGCTGCGCGTGAAGCGATGACCAGCATGAAGGGCGACAACGGCCGGCCGCTCGGCATCCGCCCGTCGCTCCTGGTCGTGCCGCCGATGTACGAAGGCGTCGGTCGAAAAATCCTGCACGCCGACGCGAACAACTACGGCGCGACCAACATCTGGAAGGGTTCGGCCGATCTGCTGGCAACGCCCTGGCTGGCGTGACGGGATAACACCCCGCGAGAGATGGCCGCGCGACGCCGATAAGTGCGGAGGAAGACTGTCCCGGAGCTGCGGCGCAATGGTGGGCTCCGGTTGGGTTCGAATTCACAGGAGAGGTTCATGAGCAAGAAACATCCGGCGATCAAGGTGGCGTCGGCGAAGGAAGGGTTTCGCCGCGCTGGCCATGTATTCGGCAACGTGTCGAAAACGATCGCGCTGGCTGCGCTTCATCCGGACGCACACGCCGCAATCGTCGCCGACAAGTCCCTGGTCGTGGTCGACACGGCGATCCATCTCAGCGACGAAGAAGCGGCGACGCTCCCGCACCACGACGCCCCGCACGTGACGGCGGCGCTGGCGAACGCCGACACGCTGACGCTCGACGTGAGCGAAGACGACGCGAAGCGCGCGTTGGCGCTGGCCGACATCGAGGCCGACCTCAAGGCTCGCGAGAACGAACTGCGCACGCGCGCCGATGCGCTCGCGGCGGCCGAAGCGGAGCTGAAGAGCAAGACCGACGAACTCGACGAGCGCCTCGCCGGCCTGGTCACGCGTGAGAACGATCTGCTCGCGCGCGTCCAGGCATTCGAGGCCGAGCAGGAAGCCGCGAAGTCCGGCGGTAAGTCGGCGCAATCGGTCAGCAAGAAGAGCTAACGCGCCATGTACGCCACCGTCGAATTCATGGTGAACAAGTTCGGGCAGCGCGACGCAATCTCGCTGTCCGATCGCGAGCGAACGGGCGTCGTCAATCCGGTGGTGCTGTCCGATGCGCTCGACGAAGCCTCTGCCGAGATCGATACGTATCTGGCCGGCCGGTATGCGCTGCCGCTTGATCCGCAACCGAAGATGCTCGCGGGCACCTGTTGCGACATCGCGCGCTATCGCCTGTGCGGTGGCGAAACGGTCATGACCGACGAAATCGACAAGCGCTACAAGGCGGCGATCGCATTCCTGAAGCTCGTCGCATCGGGTGATGTCACGCTCGGCTCGACGACGACGGGATCGGTCCCGCAACCCGACAACTCTGTCCAGTTCGTGACGGGCACGCGTGTGTTCTCTCGCGACAACCGATAACGCCATGCCCTACGTCCCGATCGTGACCGCCGTCGAACTCGGCATCGTTGACCGCCTGACGCGCGGCCTCGGCAAGATGGTCACCGAGGTCAAAACCTATGGCGGCGAGTTCGACGACGAAGAGCTGGACACCGTCGTGCGGCGCTTCCCGGCTGCATGGGTGACGTTCGGCGGCGTCAAGCGCACTGATCCCGTCGCGACCAGCCGCTCGAAATGGAAGGCCGAGGCGACCTTCGTCGTGATGGTCGGTGCGCGCAGCATCCGGAACGAAGAAACCAGTCGGCACGGCGGGCCGGCGCAGATCGAGGTCGGCACGAACCTGCTGATCTCGGCCGTGCGGCACCTGTTGAATCAGCAGGACATGGGCTTGCCGATCCGACATTTCGCACCAGGCGCGATCCGCACGCTGTTCAACACGAGGGTTCGCAACGATGCCATGTCGGTCTACGCGCTGGAATTCCACACCGCATGGGTCGAAGACACGCTGTTCGTCGGCGCGTTTCCGCAAGGCAGTGTCGAAGGGCCGCTCGGTGAAGTGTTTGAGCAGTACGACGGCCAGCTCGATCCGCCGACGCCGGACTGGAAGTCGACCCTGCTGCGCTACTACCTGCAACCCGGCACCGATCGGCCGGCCGATGCTGTCGATCGCATTGAGATGAAGGAGCAACCATGAAAGTGAAAGCCCGATCCGGGCTGCGTGTCCCGAAGGAACACGCCTCGCGCCAGTACATCACGGACGCTGAAGCCGTCGATGTACCGGACACCGCGTATTACCACCGTCGCGTCGCCGAGGGCGACCTGATCAAAGAAAACCGGCCGGCCGCGGAGTCGAGCGCCGACGTCGCACCGAGTCCCGCAGTCGATTCGGGTGTCAAAAAGGCCGCGAAAGGAGCCTAACCGATGGCAAGCAAAAACATTTCGTTCGACACGATCCCGTCGGGTATCCGCAAGCCGGGCAAGTATTTCGAATTCAACACGAAGCTCGCTGTGCGCACGCTGCCGGCGAACGACCAGACCGTGCTTATCATCGGCCAGCGTACCGCTGACGGCACTGTGCCGGCACTGAAGCCAGTCGACGTGTTTTCCGGCGACCAGGCGGCGCTGTACTTTGGCGCAGGGTCGCTCGCGCACATCGCGGCCGTCGCTGCGATCACGGCGTACAAGTACGTGAGCCTGACGGTCATCGCGGTCGACGACGCTGTTGCGGGGCAGCCGGCCAAGGGGACAATCGAATTCACGGGACCGGCGACTGCCGACGGTGCGTTCGCCCTGTTCGTTGCCAATACGCGGGTCGATATCGCTGTGTACGCGGACGACACCGAAACGACGATCGCCACGCGCCTCAAGGATCAGATCGCGCAGAAGACCGCATTGCCCGTCACGGCCGACTCGGTCAACGGCAAGGTCACGCTGACGGCGAAGAACAAGGGGTCGTTCGGCAACGACATCGTCCTGTCGCAGCTCAACCAGGCGGCCGGCGTCAAAGCAACGATTACCGCACTCTCGGGTGGGTTGAACGATCCCGACATCGCCCCGGCGCTCGCGGCCGTATACGGCGCGAAGTACAACCTGTATGCGACTTGCTGGCCGACGTTGGAGTCGGTGACGAAGTTGCGCACGCACCTGGACAGCATCTCGGGCGCGCTCGAACAACGTCCCGCTGTCGGCGTCGCTGGCACGCCCGCGACTCTGTCTGCCGCTACTACGCTCGCCGGCGATCTCAACGGGGGGCGGATCACGATCGGTTGGCATCCGGGTTCGGTATGCATGCCGGCCGAGATCGCAGCCGAATATGCAGCCGTCCTTTCCAGCGAGACCGACCCGGCACGCCCGCTGAATACGCTCGCGCTGCTCGGCCTCGATGTGACGCCGATCCCGTTGCAACCGGGACGCACCGAACAGGAGAAAGCACTGCATAACGGCGTGACGCCCTTCGAGATCGGCCCCGGCAACGTTGTGCAGATCGTCCGTGCAATCACGACGTACACGAAGGATGCGCAGGGCATCGACGATCCGGCGCTGCTCGACGTGACGACGATCCGCACGCTGGACTACGTTCGCAAGGCGTGTCAGCAACGGATTGCGCTTCGCTTCCCGCGCGAGAAGCTGTCGGAGAAGACGCCACCGAAGGTGCGTAGCGAGCTGCTCGACGTGCTGTACAAGCTGGAAGAGCTGGAAATCATCGAAAACGTCGAGGCGAACAAGGACAAGCTGATCGTCGAACGCGATCTGCAGGACGTCAACCAGCTCAATGCCGCGATCCCGTGCGACGTCGTCAACGGGCTGCACGTCTTCGCCGGCCGGATCGACCTGATCCTGTAACACCCCTCGCAACACTATAGGAGCCAGCTATGGCATTGGAAGAATACGTCGGCGCGATCGTGCTCGAAGTCGACGGCCAGGAGGCCGAGGTCGTGACCTTCTCGGTGACGTCGAAGACCGGCAAGAAGCCGGTCAAGACGATGAACCGTACCGGTCGCGTCAAGGGCTTCGCGCGCGGCGTCGAGGAACATGAGCTGAAGGTGACCGTCGTGATCCCGCTCGGCGGCGATGAGATCGACTGGTGGAACATGGAAGGCGGCAAGCTGACCCAGTTCCCCGTGTCGCCGGGCGGCCAGCGCGTGAGCTATTACGACTGCGTCACGCTGGACATGGGCGACCAATACAGCGTGGAAAATGAGGCGCGCCGCGACCTCACCATCTTCTCAACTCGACGGGTGAATGAATGAGCATCAACACCGAAAAAGGTTCGCTGGAATACGGCGTCGAATATCCGCCGGGCAGCGGCGAGCTGCACTACGACTTCGAGGTTCGTCTCGGCACGATCGGCGAGAACATCGAAGTCTATGAACAGCCGGAAATCATCGGCGGCGGTGTGTCGAACATGCGCGTGAACGTCGCGATGCTCGCGCGCTGTCTCGTCTCTCTCGGCACGATCCCGAAGGAAGCCATCACCGACGATTTGCTCATGACGGCGGTCGACGGCGACTACGACGTGATGATGAAGGCGCAGGACGAACTTAAAAAAAAGCGGCAGCGGCCGAAGCCGGCCGCCGCAACTACCGGCTCGCCGGAATCGTCCTCGCCGAATACGGCGTCAGCGAAGAACGGTTCCGCAGCCTGACCGAGCCGGAACTTGAGGGATACCTTGCCGCGATCGCCACGATTCGCGGCAAGAATCCTCGCCAGCAGGTGCCCGGCACCACGACGCGCACCGTGAAGAGTATGAGGCGTAAGCGTCCGAAGGGTAAAAAACAGTGAGCCGGGATCTCGAAGTTGGATTGACCGTGCGGATGCGCGACCAGGTGTCGACGCCCGCACAACAAAGCGAGCGCAACGTACAGCGCTCGGTGCGTCAGACCGCCCAGACGTATGCCGACGCGTCGCGCGTGAGCGTGGCGACCAGTCGCATGCTGTACGACGTGCGCATGTCGCAATCGGCCCGTGCCGAGCAGGCCGTGCAGCGCAATGTGCATCAGACCGAGGCGGCCTACACCCAGGCGAACCGGAACATCCTGACCGGCTCGCAACGCCTGGCGGCCGCCCGCTCGCAACTCGACGTTCGCTCCGAACAGACCATTCGCCGGGAAATTTCCCAGACCGTCGCCGCCTACAACCGTCTCCAGCGCGCGGGCTTCGCGTCGGCTGCCGAGCAGGCGCGCGCGTTCGCTGCGTTGCGTACGCGTGTGACCGAGCTGAACCGCGAGCTGCGCGGCACCGAGCAGGCGGAAGGCCGGCTCGCGCGCGGTAGTCGTGCGGTCGGCGCGATGTGGCGTGCCGGCAGCGTCGTGGCCGGCGCTGCTGCCGGCGTGATGGTGGCCGCCCCTGCCGTGCGCGAGACGATGGCCTATGACCGCCGGCTCGCCATGATGGCGAACACCGCGTTCTCCGATCGCGACGTCGCCGGTCGACGCCGGGGCGTCGGCGAGCTGAACGATGCGATCGTGACGGCCGTACGTTCGGGGGGCGGTTCGCGCGAACAGGCGGCCGACACGCTCGACAACCTGCTCGCGTCCGGCGCGGTCAGTGACAAAACCGCCATGAAAATGCTGCCGACCCTGCAAAAGTTCGCGACGGCCACCGGCGCGGACCCGAACGAACTCGGCAACATCGCCATTCGCGCGATGCAGAACTTCAAGATCAAGGAAGCCGACATCCCGCGCGCGCTCGACATGGCGCTCAAGGGTGGCCAGGCAGGCGGCTTCGAGCTGAAGGATATGTCGAAGTGGCTCCCGCAGCAGATGGCCATGGCGAAGCTGGCCGGCATGTCAGGCTTGCAGGATTTCGGCAAGCTCGTCGTCGCCAACCAGGCGTCGGTGATCACGGCCGGTACGAAAGATGAAGCCGGTAACAACTTGGTCAACCTGCTTGAGAAACTGAACTCGCAGGACACGCAGATCAAGGCGAAGAAGCTCGGCATCGACCTGACCGGCAGTCTCGCCGCGTCGCGCGCGAAAGGTGTGAACGCGCTGGACGCGTTCGTCGGCATCCTCGAAAACGTGATGTCGCGCGACAAGCGCTATCAGAGCCTGAAGACCAAGCTCGCGACTGCGCCTGAGAGCCAGCGCAAAGAGATCATGGAGAGCCAGGTCCAGTTGCTCGAAGGCACATCGATCGGCAAGATCATCCATGATCGCCAGGCGCTCGGCGCGGCGGTCGCTTACATGGGCCAGAAAGACTACCGGAAGCAGGTCGAGTCCCAGGTGTTCGATCCGAAGATGGCGGTCGACAGCAACTTCGAGACGATTGCCGGCACCGCGTCGTTCAAGGCCGAGCAGCTCGAAAACGAGCGCCAGATTGCGCGCCAGAAGGCGCTGGAAGGCTTCGACGAGAAGCTCGGCAACGTGGCGACGAACCTCACCGACTACGCGCGCAAGTATCCCGAACTGACTGCCGCGATCGAAGGCACGACGCTCGGCCTGAAGACGCTGTCGGCCGCGCTCGGTGTCGCGGCGTCCATCAGCATCCTGCGCGGCGGGTTCGGTGCGGCGCCGGTTGCCGGAGTTGCGGCCGCTGATGCCGCAGCAGCCGCATCGGCCGGCGCGCTCGGCACCACCGCCGCCCAGGCCGCAACCTTCGGTTCGCGCTTCGCGGCCGGCGCGCGATTGGTGGGCCGCTTCGGTGCCCCGTTACAAGCGGTCATGGGCGGCATCGAGGCGTACTCCATCGCGAACAACGATTCGATGACACCGGATCAGAAGAAGGCGGGCTATGTCGGCGTCGCCGGGGGCGTTGTCGGCGGTCTTGGCGGTATGGCATTGGGCGCGGCCGCAGGTGCGGCAGCCGGCTCGGTCGTGCCGATCGCCGGCACCGCTGTCGGCGCGATCGGCGGTGCGATCGCCGGCTACTTCGGTCACGACTTCGGCGAGCGCATCGGCAAGATGATCGGCGACGCGATCTTCGCGCAGAAGAAAGACGAGAAGCCGCCCGTCGTCGAAGGCCACTTCACGATCAATCTCGATGGCCAACACCTGTACGACTTCGTGTCGACGGCCAGCCAGAAGAACGCACTGAGGAACTGATATGGCCTGGAAAGACACACTGTTCGATGCATCGTTTCGCGGTGTGCCGTTCGACGCGCAACGCACCGACGATACGATCGACCGCGACACGGCGGAATATGCGGTCCCGCACGTCGACGGCGAGGATGTCGAAGACCTCGGTTTGAAGGCGCACACGACGAGCCTCACGGCGATCTTCTTCGGCGACGACTATGAAGTGCGGATGAAGGCGCTGCTCGCCGCGCTCGCGGTCAAGGGGCCAGGCGAACTCATTCATCCGGTGTTCGGCTCGATGCCGAGCATGCAGCTCATTGGCGCACACGTGTCGCACGATGCCGACAACGTCGATGCCTGCGTGATCGAGATGCGATTCAAGCGCTCAACGCCTGCGAATCCGTTCTTCGTCGAACAGCAACCAACCCAGACCGCAGACGCCGCAGCGCAGCTCGCGACCACCGCTCAGGACGCCGGCGTCAGCATGTTCGAGCGTGCCGTCGGCTTGCTCAAGACAATGAAGGCCGGCCTGCGTCGCCTCAATGCCCTGCGCGACGTGTTGAGCGAGACACTCGGCCCGATCAAGGCACTGGTGGTCGGCTTCCGCCGTGCGAGCGTCGACTATCTGTCGTGGCCCGGCGCGTTTGCGTCCGACCTGATCGGCCTGGTCAGCGGCATTGCGGACTTCCGTTCGTTCGATCCGGGTCTCGTTATGTCCGATTGGAACGACATGCGCGACCAGATGAAAACGGTCGTGAAACTGCCCGCCGCATCTGCCGCTGGCCAGCCGCTTGTTATTCCTGGTACGCAGGCGACAACCGTCGCACCGAGCGGCTCGACTGATCCGGCCGCGCCGTATGCACCGCCGCGCCCCGGTACGGTCGCGGCCGACGCATCCGACGTGCAGCTCGTCACGGCCGTGACGGCCGTCGTCGTCGCAACAGTTACCGCGAGCGTCGCGTCCGACGTTCTCGCGAACGAGGCCGACGAACCGACACTCACACCGGACCAGGTCGAGCAGATCGCGAACGACACGCGTGAGCTGATACAGACCGCAATCGACGCGGTTCGTGCGGCCGTGCCGGTTGAACAGGCGCGGCCCGTTATCGAGCCGTTAAAAGAGACGGCGCTGACGGTGCAGGAGCTGGCGATCAAGGTGATCGACGTCCTGCCGCCGATCATCTCGCGTACCGTCGACGCACCGTCGAACATGACGTTGCTCGCACATCTCTGGTACGGCAACTACCTTCGCTCGGCCGAGCTGCTGCGACTGAATCCGCAAATCCGCAACCCGAACTTCATCCAGCGAGGAGACACTGTCCGTGGCTTCGCCCAATAATGACGTGACGCTGCTGATCGGCGGCAAGGCGCACAGTGCCTGGTCGTCGTACTCGATCGATTCCGATCTGTTGACGCCGGCCGATGCGTGGGACGTGCGGCTCACGCGCCCGGCCGGCAAGATGCCCGACACGGTCAAATCTGGCGCACACGTACAGGTGAAGGTCGGCGACGATACCGTGCTCGTCGGCTACGTCGACAACGTGCGGCGGCGCACTAGCAAGACCGAGAAGACGCTATCGATCAGCGGCCGTGACTATGCCGCGATCCTGCGCGACTGCTCGGCCCCAATCTTCACCGCGAAGCAGGTGACGCTTGCCGACGTCGTCGCGAACATCGTGAAGCCGCTCGGCATCAAAAACGTGCGCATCGACACGGTGCAGACACAACCGACATGGGACAAGATCAGCGTCGATCCGGGTGACACCGCGTGGGACGCCCTGGTCCATGCTGCCGAGGGCGAAGGCTTATGGCCGTGGTTCGAACCGGACGGCACGCTTGTGATCGGCGGCCCCGACTACAATGCGCCGCCCGTGGCCAGCCTGATCCTGCGCGAGGATGGCAAGGGCAACAACGTCGAGTGGTTCGACGAAGACGATTCGATTGCCGAGCGCTATTCGGAAGTCACGGTACTCGGCCAAGCGCACGGCACGCGCGCAGCGGCCGGCAAACATGCGATCAAGGCCACCGTGAAAGACCAGGGTGTCACGGTGTATCGGCCAAAGGTGTACGTCGATCACGACGCGCCGAATCTTGCGGCCGCTGAAGCCAGGGCGAAGAAGATCATCTCTGATTCGGCGCTCGCCGCGCACACGTTGAAGGCCAGCGTCAAGGGACACCGAACCTCGAACGGCGTGCTGTGGAAGCCCGGGCAGCGCGTGCATGTCGTGTGGGAAGAGTACGGCATCGATGCCATTTATTTCCTGATGGCTCGCCGCTTCACGGGCGGTCGTCCTGGTGGGGCTCACACGACGCTGACGCTGAAGGAAGACGGCGTCTGGATTCTCGACGCGCATCCGCATTCAGGGCGCAAGCATCGACGCAAGAAGAAAGGCGACGGCCCGCTTTCGCTGGTCGTGACGGACGCAAACGGCAACACGACGGTGACAAAATGATGCGAGAAGTTGAAAAGCGAGTGTCGCGCATGCTGGCCGGCGTGCGCCAGGCGTTTCGCGGCGTGATCAGCGGCGTGAGCACCGACGGCCCTGTTGGCATGGTGCGCGGCGAAGGACTCGCCGGCGAGAACGGTGTCGACGAAGAGTTGTTCCAGCACTACGGATACACCAGTGCGCCACCGGCCGGCACGATGAAGATCGTCCTGCCGATCGGCGGTAAGACGAGTCACGGTATCGTCATCGCGACCGAGCACGGGCAGTATCGCCTGAAGGCGTTGAAGGCCGGTGAGGTAGCGATCTACACCGACGAAGGCGATTCGATCGTACTGTCGCGCGGCCGTGTCATCGACATCAAGACGAAGACGCTGAATATCAGTGCCGAAGAGTCGGTGAACATCGACACACCGACCGTCAACATGAAGCACGCGCTCAACGTCGCCGAGCAGATCACCGGCAAGGGTGGCATGTCGATGACGGGCGGCGACGGCGCGCGCATCGACAGCTTGAACGTCGACAATGATGCGGTGATCGGTGGCAAGAGCTTCAATGGCCACAAGCATCTGGAAACCGGCAACATCACTGGCACGCCGGTCGTGTGACGCCAGCGGCAGCATCCCACTGACCTCCATCACGTAATACGTTCACGCGCGCGCGATGACAATCGCGGCATGGACGCACTTCTGAACCCGCAAACAGGCGGATATACCGGCACGCAGACGACGACGCTTGCCAACGCCGTGTATATCCGCCTCGCCACGCCGCTCGGCTCCTGGTGGGCTGCGCCCGACGTCGGGTCGCTGCTGCACACGCTGGCACGCGAGAAAGACACGCCGCGCGTGCGTGGCCTCGCTGTTCAATACGCCGAGCAAGCGCTCGCACCGTTGGTCACTGATGGCCGCGCGAGCAAGGTGGTGGTGTCGGCCACGGCGGGCGAAAAAGGCTGGCTCGTTCTGCTCATCGAAGTGTATGACGCGACGGGCAACGTCCAGCACTTCCAACATCCGGTCAAGGTGTCGTGATGCCGGCGACCGTTCTCACTCTCGACCAGGTCCGCGCGAACATTCTGCGCGAGATCAAAAACCAGCGCCCCGACGCCGACGTCGGCGACGATTCAGATCACTACGTGCGTGCGAGCGGCACGGCCAGCGCGGTCGAAGGTCTGTATGCGCGTATCGCCTGGACGGCGCGGCAGATTTTCCCGGACACGGCCGACGAAGACAATCTCATCCTGCATGCGCGGCTGCGCGGTATCGAGCGCAAACCGCCGGTCGTTGCGAGTGGCACCGCGCGCGCCAAAGGCAAGCCCGGTGTCCAGATCGCCAGTGGTCTGAGCGCGAAATATCGGGACGGCACCGCCTACGTGACGACGAGCGGCGGCACGTTTGATGCGGATGGAAATCTCGTCGTGTCGATAGCGGCCGTCGACGCTGGCACCATCGGGAACCGCCAGGACGGCGATACGCTCACGCTCACCGTGCCGCCGATCGATGTCGATGCGACGCTGGCCATCGTGACGCTGCGCGGTGGGACCGCAATCGAGACGCTCGATAGCGTGCTTGCACGCCTGCTTCAGCGTATCCGTCGGCCGGCGGCTGGCGGGAACAAATACGACTACTGGCAATGGGCGATGGAAGTGCCGGGAGTGACGGCAGCATTCGTCTATCCGCTGCGTCGCGGACTTGGCACGGTCGACGTCGTGATCGTGACCGAGGACGGCCTGCCGTCCGACGATGTGTTGAAGGCAGCACAGGCGCACATCGACGATCAGCGCCCGGTACGTGCCAAGGATGCGCGCGTTGTCGTGCCGTCGATCAAGACCTATGACGTGACGGCCGCCGTCAAGCTGAACGGCATCACGCTCGATGCGGCCCAGGCAGCGGTGGAATCCGGACTCGACGCCTACAACGCGGTCGTATCGCCCGGCGACACGGTCATTCGCAACCGCATCGGCGGTGTCATCAACGACACGCTCGGCATCGACGACTACGTGCTGGACAGTCCGGCGGCTAACGTCGTCCCGGTCGTCGATGCGCAGGTGATCGAGTGGTGCCGCCTCGGCAACGTGACGTTGAGGCCGATGGTATGAACGAACACGCCGAGTTGCTCGGACGTCTGCTCCCGCCAGTCTCATACGACGCTCGCGAGCCGCGTCTCGCGGCGGAGCTGACGGCCGAGGGGAAAGCGCTCGATCGCGCGCTCGCCGACGCCAACACGATCGTGAACGGCATCACGCCGTTCTTCGCGCAACAGCTCTTGCCGGATTGGGAACGCGTGTGCGGGATTACGCCGGCCGTCGACGCCACGTTGCAGCAGCGTGTGTCCACCGTTGTCGCGAAAGTCAACGAGACCGGCGGCATGTCGATTCCGTATTTCACGCGCCTCGCGGCCGCGCTCGGCTATCGCATCGAAATCGTCGAGCCGGACCCGTTCCGCGTCGACGAAGGCGCGATCGGGGACGCGATCTGGATCGAGGACATCGTCTACGAATGGGGCGTGATCGTACACGGCTCGCCTTCGCTCGAAATCTACTTCCGCGTCGATGAGAGCGCGGTCGGCGAGCCGCTGCTGACGTTCGCCGATCCCATTCTCGAATCCGTGTTCCAAGACCTGAAGCCAGCCGACACATTCGTCTACTTCATCTACCAGGAAGAGTAACCATGCAGCGAATCAACACACCGGACGGAAACTGGCACGCGGGCGATCCTTCGCAAGGGATCAAGGGCACGGTTATCACGCAACCGTACATGCAGACCGTCCAGGAAGAGCTGGCGGCCGTTCCCGAGAGCGTCGGCATGCAGCTCGATCCGGCCGACAACAAGCAAATCGTCAAGGCGATCCAGAAGATGGTCGCCGACGCCGGCACGAACTACCAACCCAAGCTCGGCTACACACCGGTTCAACAAGGCACCGGCGTAGGCCAAGACACCAATGCGGTGAAGATCGGTTGGGCGAAGGACGGTTCCGGCCTGCGTGTGACAGTCGATGCGAACGACCTCGGCCTGCTCGCATTCGCGAGCCAGCTCTCCGCGTATGCGTCGCAGGATTGGGTGAAGGAATACGCGCTTAACAAGGCTGGCGGCGATACGATTACTGGTTGGACGACGATCGCGATCCCGGGCGGGTACAGCGGTGTGATTCTGAAGGCGGGCGACTACGCACCACGAATCCAAACGGACGGGGCCGGGAAGTTCGTCGGCGTCGCGAATGGTGCGAACACCGCCGTGAACCTATGGGTGTATGACGGTGGCCAGGTCGCGACCCGAAGCAATTTGACCGTCGGCGGGACGACGGTGGGTGGTGGTGCCAATGCCACGTTTGCGACTGACGGGAACGTTTATGGACCGGTATGGGGCGGATGGTTGAGCGCATATCTATCCAATACCTACGTGTCGCGCGGTGCGCCCCGCATGTCGGACCGACTGATCGTGTCTCGCGACGGCTGGCAGGCTGACATCCAGCTTCAGAACCTGTATTCGCAGAACTCGAATGTGTACCTGCGTGCGCGTGTCGGTGGTGGCCTGGACATCATCAACAGCGCTTACAACGCGGTTCCGTGGCAGGTGTCGGACGTTGGCGAGACGTGGCAGAACAACAATGCACACGTGGGTGGTGCAACTTTCCAGACTGACGGCAATGTATGGGGATCAGCCTGGGGAAACGACTTCGCGTCGAACGTGGTCGCGAGAAAGGCGAATGGCGGTGCTCGCGTTCAGTGGGATTCGGGCGTTGCCGAGTGGGGAATCATGGACATCGGTATCAACATCGCCGCGCACACGATCGACATCCCGGCTCCGTACGTGATGATGGGAATGCGCAAGGAGGCGAATAACACGCGCTGTTACCTGCGCGGTGTCGTTCTCCGCAACCAATAAGGAGGTTTTATGGCATGCACCTACGTGCACAACCACATGATCGCGACGATCAAGAAGCTGTATCCGGGTGCGCTGCACGGCGTAGATTTTCTCGTAGGCCAACCCGTCGATTCTGAAACCGGCGAGCTTACCGACCTGCCATGGATCGCGGCGTGGAAGCGAACTGAACCGCAGCCAGACGATGAATTGATTCACAAAGAATTTGCCGCCAACGAGGCTGAGTTTCGGGCAGTCGTCATCCGTGAGCAGCGCGATGCGTGCCTTCGCGACTCCGATACTCGAACTGCGGTCCCTCCTGACGCTCCACGGTCGGTGCAAGAGCAAGCTGCCCTGTGGGTGGAGTACCGCCAGAAGTTGCGCGACATACCGACCCAGCCAGGGTTTCCGTTCGACATAGAGTGGCCGGAGCCGCCGCACCCGATTTAAGCGTGTTGGTCCCCTGGTCGGTCGGCAATGGTCGCTAGGCTACAATCGGCCCGACGTGAGAACTGTCGACTGGCCAGCGACAGAAACAATGAATCTCAATAATCGTAGACCGTGAAGCTTTCCCGAATCCCCGAGCTTGACTTGCTTCGGTTCATCGCCGCCCTTGCTGTCGTGTTTTTTCACTATGCATTCCGGGGCTATGCTGCCGATGACCTGACCACCATGCACTATCCGCCGATGGAACCGCTCGCTCGATACGGTTTCCTCGGCGTGCATCTGTTTTTTATGATCAGCGGCTTTGTCATCCTCATGACGGCTGGCGACGCGAGCATCAAAAAATTCATTGCGTCGCGCGCGGCACGCCTGCTGCCGGCGTTTTGGGTTTGTTGCACGATCACCTTCCTTGTGACACTCGCAATTGGCGGGGACCGCTTCACGGCGACGTGGCCGCAATACTTCGTGAACATGCTGACGCTTGGTGGCGGTTTTGGTGCGGACCCGATCGACGGTGCGTACTGGTCGCTCGGCGCAGAATTGCGGTTCTATCGATTGGTCGCGATCGTTCTCATCATCGGCCAGATCGGTCGATCAGAGCGATGGTTGTTCGGTTGGCTGATTGCCACCGTACTCGTTGAGGCGTTCCCGTCCATCAAACTCAAGACCTTCTTGGTGACGGATTACGCTGGTTTCTTCATTGCTGGTGCAGCGTGCTTCCTCATCCGAGCACATGGCCTATCGCGATCGCGGATCACGCTCGTATGCGCAGCCTGGGCGCTATCGCTGTATCACGAGTTCCAGCTGTTGCCGTACTTCAGCGAGCATTTCGGGCTGGATCTGAATCCAGTGGTCATAGCCGTTGTGATGACGTCGTTTCTCGCGGTGCTGCTCGTTCTCGCGCTTCGTCCGACACCGGTCTTCACGAGTCCGCGATGGGTCTGGTTCGGCGCACTCAGCTACCCGCTTTACCTGATCCACCAGAACGTTGGTTACATGCTTTTCAACGCCGTCGGCAGCGCAATCGACCGCGACGTCTTGTTCTGGGGGGGTATAGCAGCGGCAATCGGCTTTTCGCTGTTATTGCATGTCGGCGTGGAAAAGCCCGTCGCGAACCCGCTCAAGCGGAAGTTGGCGTATTGGCTTGAGGCAGTGCAAAGCTACGGAGCAGCGCTGCGTAGGCGAGCGCGACAGTAGTCTGCGCTCGGCTCGATGGTCGCTCGTTTCCGTAGGGCCATCGGAGATATTAATGTCGAGAAAGAGCGTGGCGACGTGCCTGGTGCTGCGAACACCTGACCCGCCCCGCATCCGCAGTCGATGCCTGCGAATCCGGCAAGGCCACGCTACCCCTGCAGAGGCGGCGTAAGGCTATCACGCCGGGATCGAGAAGGTAAACAATTGGAATCGTCAGCACCGATCATCCCCTGGCTCGGCGGTAAGCGCCGGCTGGCCGATAAACTCATCCCGCTATTTCCGCCGCACGAATGCTATGTCGAGGCGTTCTGCGGTGGCGCTGCGCTGTATTTCCTGCGGCCGGTGCCAGCACCCGTTGAAGTCATCAATGACGTCAACGGCGAGTTGGTCAACCTGTACCGCGTCGTGCAGCACCATCTGGAGGAGTTCGTCCGGCAGTTCAAATGGGCGATTAGCAGCCGGCAGGTGTTCAAGTGGCAGCAAATGACGCGACCAGAAACCCTGACCGACATCCAGCGCGCCGCCCGTTTTTTCTACCTTCAGCACCATGCTTTCGGTGGAAAGGTGGCCGGCCAGACGTTCGGCACCGCCACGACCGCGCCATCGGTCAACCTGCTACGGATTGAAGAGCAGCTCTCAGCGGCTCACCTGCGCTTGTCTGGAACGCACGTCGAGAATCTTCCATGGCGCGAGTGCGTGGAGCGGTACGACCGCCCGCACACCTTCATTTACCTCGACCCGCCGTACTGGCAGACGGAAGGCTACGGGGTGCCGTTCGATTTCGGGGAATACGAGGAGATGGCGGCGCTAATGCGCAAAGCGCGCGGCAAGGTCATGGTCTCGATCAACGACCACCCGGACATCCGGAGGGCGTTTGATGGCTTCCACATGCTCGAACTGGACATCCGCTACTCGGTCGCGAACAGACACGGGCGGCCGGATACGAGCGGCGAGCTGGTGATTACGAACTGGGAACCAGGCGTGATGGGCGGCCTTTTTTAGTGCCAATCCGGCCGCAAATGGCGTTCGCGACCGAGGTGACAATTCCGCCGCGAAAGAGTGCCAATTCGGCCGCGACGTTACAC